TGACCGGGCGCGACCTGAACACGTTCGCTTATGAGGTGGCCCGCGACGCGATGGCCGCCGGCGTGTCCTTCATCCTGCAGGAGATGCCGCCGGCCTTGCCAGAAGGCGCCACGCGGGCCGACGAGATTGCCACCGGGCAGCGCCCGTACCTGGTGCATGTGAAAGCCGAGGATCTGATCGGCTGGAAGACGACCACGATCGGCGGGCGCGAGATCGCCACGCAGGTCCGCATCGTCGAGTGCGTGGACGAGCCCGATCCGAAGTCGCCCCACGAGGACGCAAAGGTCGAGCAGGTCCGCGTGATCGAGATCGCGGCGGGCGGGTGCCTCTGGGCGACCTATCGCAAGGACGGCGAGGGCAAGTGGGCGGTGCATGACACCGGCGCCATGGCGGCGAAGGAAATCCCGCTGACGCCGGTCTACTTCAAGCGCTGCGGATTCTTCGAAGGCGAGCCACCGCTGGCCGACCTCGCCGAGCTCAACCTGGCGCACTGGCAGTCGTCGTCGGACCAGCGCAACATCCTCCATGTGGCGCGCGTCCCGATCCTGTTCGGCTCAGGCTGGGATGAGAAGGACACGCTGACGATCGGCGCCGGCACCTTCGCCCGCGCGACGGCGCCCGACTCCAAGCTGACCTATGTCGAGCACTCGGGCGCGGCGATCGATGCCGGGCGCAACGACCTGAAGGATCTGGAAACGCAGATGCAGGCCATGGGCCTGCAGTTGCTGATCAACAAGCCCGCGGCCACCGCGACCGGCGAGATCAGGGACGACGCCAAGGAGAACTCGGCTCTGTTCATGATGGCGGACGCGCTGGAGGACGCCTTGGAGGCGGCCCTGGCCGGTATGGGCGCCTATATCGGCCAGGCCGAAGGCGGCTCGGTCAACGTCAACAAGGAATTCGGCGGGATCAGCGTCGGCGCGGTCGACCAGAACACGCTCCTCACCATGTGCGAGCGCGGCCTGATCACGCACGAGACGCTGCTGCGCGAGATGCAGCGCCGCAACGTGCTGGCCGACGACTTCGACCCGGAAGACGAGGCCAAGAAGCTCTCGGCTTATGACGACGCCGAGGACGACGCGGCCGACCCCGCCGACTCCACCGCCAACAACCCGCAGCCGTAGGACCCAGCCCGTGGCCGTGACGTACCCCACCGCCGTGAAGAACGCGCGCATGACTGCAGTCCGCGACGCGATCGACGGGGGCTCTGGCGCCGGCAAGCTGGAGATCGGCACGGCGGGCATGTCCACGGTCCTTGCGACCATCGCTCTTGCCGACCCCAGCGGGTCCATCTCTGGCGGCGTTCTCACGCTTTCCGGGATGCCGCGCTCCGACACCGCCGCCGATGCGACGGGAACTGCCGCCGCGGCGCGCATCCGCACCAGCGACAACACCGACATCATCACCGGCCTTACGGTCGGGACCGCCGACGCAGACATCATCTTAGACAGCGTGTCGATCACGGCTGGCCAGACGGTCGCAATTACCAGCGCCGTCTTCACCCACGCGTCCTAAACCTTCGGGCCGGAGATACCCATGGCAATCGAAGGGCTTCTGGCGCGGGCGAACACGGGCGCCGGGACCGACGAGCTCGCCGTCGAGACGATCTCGGGCAAGCTGGCCAGCATCGTCCGCACCAGCGATGATGCCGGGAACGGCGCCGAGATCGCGACCGAGGCCACGCTCGAAGCTGCGCGCGTCCTGCTGGCGGCTCTGGCTTCCGCCATCAAGGGCGAGGACACGGCGCATGTAAGCGGTGATGCTGGCATCCCGCTGCTCGCCCTGCGCTCGGCGAGCGACGTGGTCACGACGTCGAACGATGGAGACTACACCAACCTCAAGATCGACGTGGAAGGCCGGCTGAAGGTCGCCTCGAAGCCCGCATCCTATGCCGACATCACCGGCGACATCACGGCTGTCCAAGCGACGATCGGAACGCCGGTTGCGGGGGGCACGGTGTCGGGGGACGTGTCCCGCGCGTCGAACGTCATGGCGTTCTGTGCGGGGACGTTCGCGGGCATCAACTGCACATTCGAGGGCAGCCTTGAGGCGACGGGCGATGCCAATTGGTTTGGCGTTCAGGCCGTCCGAACCAACGCGAACACGATCGAGACGACTACCGGCGCACTAAGCGCGCAGCCCGTCTACGCATGGGAGCTATCGGTCAACGCCCTGTCGCGGCTTCGCGTTCGCGCGACGGCCCGCACCAGCGGCACGCAGTCCTGGCGGTTCAAACTTGGCACCTATGCGACCGAGCCGATCCCCGCCGCTCAGGTGAGCGCGACGCAGCCTGTCTCCGGCACGGTCACGGCCACGGTCGGAACCTCGATCACGGGCGGCACGATCTCGCCTCTCACGATTGCAGGCGGCACGATCGAGGCATCGGCGGCCCGCACAGCAACGGCCAACGGCACCACGATTACCAACGCCTCTGGCCGCGGCGCGATGTTCTACATCAACGTCTCGGCGGCATCCGGCACCACGCCGACGCTGGTTGTTCAGCTTCAGGTGCAGGACCCGGTGTCGCTCGGGTGGATCGATGTGACCCCCGCCGTCACGCCGACGATCACGGGGGTGGGCCTGACGATGCTCACGGTCTGCCCAGGCATCAGCGAGGCCGCAAATTCGCGCGTCGCACAGGGGCTGCCCCGCGCATTCCGGTTCCGATGGACGATCGGCGGCACGACGCCGTCGTTCACGTTCTCCATCGGGGCTCAATATCTGATCTGACATGCTCACGCTTTGGCTGGCGGCTGGCGTCGCCGCAAAGCAGGTCGTCGATGTGGCCGAGGGCAGCCTTTCGGCCGCGGAGGCCGGGGCAGACGCCGCGTCTCTCGCCGGGGCCATCCTCGTCACCGGGGCGGCCGATGCGCCGGAGGTAGGCGGCGACACATCTGTCGTCTCCGGGCGCATCCCGGTCGTCGGCGCGGCCGCATCCGCAGAGGCGGCGCAGGACGGCCTTTTGGCATCGGGCGCGGTGTTCACCGCGAACGTCCCGATCCTGGCTATCATGGGCCTCGTCGATCCCGCTTCGGCCGTCGCTGGCCGGACTGATGACGCCGCGTTGATCGTCGGGCTCGCCGTCGCGAACGCGAGCATCGCGGGCCTGGCGGCGCCGCGCTCGGTTATCGCGGGCATCGTCGCAGGCGCAAACGTCATTCAAGGCAGGTGGTAGCGGGCACCGAGGAGACATCTCATGCCGGCTGAAAACCAGACGATCTCGATCCCGGCAGGCGACAGCCGAAAGATAGAGATCCGGGTGAAGGACAGCGCTGGGGTCGACGTCCCTCTGACAGGGGCGACGGTTCGCTGGTGGGCGGGCAAGTCGGTTCAATCGACCGGCGTGGACGTCCACATCCAGAAGACCAGCGATTCGGGCGGCGGCATCACGTTGAGCGGCGCGACCGCCACCGTCACAGTGGAGAGCGCCGAGACTGCGGCGATTACGCCCGGTACCGGCTACCACGAGGCAGAGGTAGCTTTCGCCGACGGGACGGTGTCGACCGTGTCCAGCGGCGAATTTATCATCAGGCCCACCCTGATCCGATGAACAAGCGCGTCGACCTCGCCGCCCTGATCAAGGCGAAGCGCATCGCCAACCGCAAGGCGATCGAGATCATGCCGCCCAAGCCGAGCCGGAAGGCGGAGCGGGATTACAAGCGGGCCCTGCGCTCGCTGATCGTCGAGGCGGCTCGATATACGAAGCGGGTCATCGCGCCGTCGGCTGAGGCGCCGGCCGCTGCCGCGGGCGCGCTGGATGGTCTGCGGACCGTCATCGCTCGCATCGTGCCCGACATCGCGTCGATCGTGTCGAAGCTGCTGGCGCGCGAGGAAGTGCGCCACCGCAAGGACTGGGTGCGCGAGGTCAAGCGGTCAACCGGGATCGACCTCGGCGCCCAACTGGCGCGCGACGACATCGAGGACGAGTTTGCCGCGATGGTTCGCAAGAACGTCGCGCTGATCACGAGCCTGGGCGACGACATCAAGGCGCGCGTGGAGCGGGCCGTGCTGGACGCCGTGATCTCGGGCACGCGCCCGGCCGCGCTGGCGGAAACCCTGCGCGACGAGTTCGGCATCCTGGACCGCCGCGCGCAACTGATCGCGCGGGACCAGACCGCCAAGGCGACGTCGAGCCTGAACGAGCTGCGCCAGCAGCAGGCCGGCATCACGCAATATCGGTGGTCGGGCGTGCTCGACAATCGCGAGCGCGAAACCCACCGCCGGCAAGAGGGCAAGATCTTCGCCTGGGCCGTCCCGCCGGAAGGCACGGGGCACCCCGGGGCGGAGGTCAACTGCCGCTGCGTTGCGATCGCGCATATCGAGTTGGGGAAGCGAGAATGAACCGACGGCGCCGCGCGAAGAACGTCGTTGAGGTCGTTTGCCGCCCGAATGCCGATGCCATCCGCAGCGTGCGGAGCATCTGCGCCCAGGTCGAGCGCGGCGACATCATGTCGGTCGGGTTCGTCCTGGTGAAGCGTGGCGGCAACGTGTCGACCGGCTGGGACACGGCGCCTGGCGATACCCACAAGATGATCTCCGGCGCGGCCGTGCTGCAGTACCGGATCACCGCGGCGGCCGAAGACGGCGCCGAATAGCGACTTCCGACCGGACGCGCGACGCGCCGGTCATCCCGCCTCGGGAAGAGGCAACCACCCAAGCGAGACGCTTATGACCCTGAAATTGTCCGTCGACACGATCGACGAAGTGCCCGAGGCCGTGCGCTCCTTCTACGAGGAGAAGGACGGCAAGTTCAGCCTCAAGGTCGAAGGCCTGGAGGATACGACCGCGCTGAAGGGCGCGCTCGAAAAGGAGCGCCGGGCCGCGCGCGACGCGCAGAAGATCGCCAAGCAGTTCGAGGGCCTGGGCTTCAGCGCCGACGAGATCAAGGCGCTCGTCGAGGAGAAGCAGAAGGCCGAACGCGAGGCCGCGGCGAAGGCCGGCGACTTCGACAAGATTTTGAACCAGCACCGCGAGGGCTGGGAGAAGCAGCGAACGACGCTTGAGGCAGAGCTCAACGCCGCCCGCGCGTCCGAACGATCCGCAATCATCGGCACGAGCCTCATGGCCGCGCTGACCAAGGCGGGCGCGACCGAGGAAGGCATCGACCTGATGCCCGACCGCCTGGCCGCCCGCGTCAAATTCGAGACCGAGGACGGCGCCCGCGTCGTCAAAATCATGGCCGCCGACGGCGAGACGCCGATGGCCGGCTCTGGGAAATCCGGTCTCGCGACCTTCGACGACCTCGTCAAGGAAGCACTCACGAAATGGCCCTCGCTCTTCAAGGCGAGCGGGGCTGGCGGTGGCGGGAAGCTACCGGGATCAGGCGCCGGGGGAGCCGGCAATCGCTCGATGTCCAAGGCCGAATTCGAGGCCCTCCCCGCGAAAGAGCGGGCGGCTCGGATGGCCAGCGGGCTCACCCTCACTGACTGAACCCCTTAGGAGGCCATAGTGCCCAACACCCTCACTGCCCTCGCGCCGACCCTGTTCAGCGCGGCCAAGGAAGTCGCCAACGAGCCCTTCGGCGTCGTCTCGGCGATCAATGCCAACTTCGACGACAAGCGCGTCGCCCGCGGCGATACCGTCTCCGTGCCGGTCGCCCCGGCCCGCACGGCTTCGGACTTCACCCCCGCCGCGACGGCCGGCTCCGGCTCCGACGCGACGGCCACCACGGTCGGCGTGACCATCACCAAGTCGCGCAAGGTCGACTGGAACCTGACCGGCGAGCAGCTTCGCTCGCTGCAGAACGGCGGCACCGATCAGGACTGGGTGTCCCAGCTCATCAAGCAGGGCATGCGGACGCTTCGCAATGAGTGCGAGATCGACGCGGCCCTGGCCATCAAGGTCGGCGCTTCGCGGGCCTTCGGCACGGCCGGCACCACGCCCTTCGCGTCGGACCTGTCGGCGCTCACCAACGCCCGCAAGATCCTCGCGGACAACGGTGCTCCGCTGGCCGACCTGCAGTTCGTCGGCGACACTTCCGCGGGCCTCAACCTCCGCAACCTGGGTGTGATCCAGAACCACTACCAGGCCGGCACGGACGAGGAGCGCCGCTCGGGCGTCCTGCAGCGCCAGTTCGGCTTCATGCCGCGCGAGTCGGCGGGTATCGGCACCCACACCAAGGGGACCGGCTCCGGCTACCTCGTGAACAACGGCGGCGGCTATGCCATCGGCGCGACCGCCATCACGGTCGACACCGGCACCGGCACCATCCTGGCCGGCGACGTCATCACCATCGCCTCGGACCCGAACAAGTACGTCGTGGTCAGCGCGCTGGCGGGCGGCGTCGTCACCATCGCGGCGCCGGGCCTCCGTGTTGCCGCGGCCGACAATGCGGCGATCACGGTCGGCAACAACTACGCCGCCAACCTCGCCTTCGAGCGCTCGGCCTGCGTCGGCGTCATGCGCCCGCCGCTGGTCCCCGAGAACCCGACCATCCAGCAGATGGCGATCTCGGATCAGATGGGCATGACCTACCTGATGCTGGAGATCGCTCAGTACGGTCAGGTCTCGTGGGAACTGCACCTTGCCTGGGGCTTCAAGTCCGTCAACGGCGAGTTCTCGGCCATCGTCCTCGGCTGATCCAGCGGGCGCCCGGTTCGCTGGGCGCCCGTCTCTGCCCTGAAAGGCTAACCCATGCCCCTGATCGTGGAAGACGGCACCGGCCGGACCAATGCCGACGCCTATGTGTCGGTGGCCGAGGCCGATGCCTACTTCCTGGCCAGGAACACAGCCTGGGCGGGCTACAGCAATGACGCGCGCGAGGCGGCTATCCGCTTCGCGACGTCATGGTTGGACGACACCTACCTCGGGCTCTGGAAAGGCGCGCGGGCGAGCGAATTCCAGTCATTGGCATGGCCGCGGGACAACTCGCCCGGCTACACGCTGATGTGGCAGCGCGGAGCCTATCCCAAGGCGCAGGGCTATCTCTACGACCTCGACGGCTACCCGGTCATGCCCAACGTCGTGCCGCGCGCCGTGAAGCGCGCGTGCATGGAAGCGGCTATCCTCAAGGCCCAAGGCGTTGACTTCGCCAAGGCGGCCACGACGACGGCAGTCCGCAAGGCCAGCCGCTCGGTCGACCGCGTCTCCTACAGCGACGAATATGAGGCCGCCGTTTCCAAGCGGGATGCGCGGATTCAGGCGATCGACAATCTGCTGCTCGGCCTGGTGACGTCCAAGCCGGGGGCGAGCTTCGCCACCGTCAAGATGGTGCGGGCGTGACCGTCATCGTCAAGGACCGGGTCGACGACATCCTGGCGGCGGTGCGCGACCTCGGCGCGCGTGACGTCAAGGTCGGGTTCCCAGAGAGCACGGGCAGCCGGGGCGGGGATGACCTCAACAACCCGACGCTGGCCTACATCCATGAGTACGGGGCGCCGGAGGCCGGCATCCCCGAGCGGCCGTTCCTCGTGGTCGGCGTCGAGAGCGCGCTGCCCACCATCACGAAGGTCATGAAGGACGGCGCCAAGGCGGCGTTGACTGGGCGCAACACCGCCGGTCAGACGCTCAACAGGGTCGGACTGGTCGCGCAGGGGGCCGTCCAGAAGAAGATCGTCAATGGGCCCTTCGCGCCCAACGCTCCGGGCACGGTCCAGCGCAAGGGCTCGGATCGCCCCCTGATCGACACCGGCGCGCTGCGGCAGGCCGTCAGCTATGTGATCGAGGACAAGGACTGATGCCCGATCTGGACGTCTCCTTCGTGCTCGACGACCCGATGTTTCGGGACACGGCCACGCTTGTCCGGACGACCATCGCCAACACGGCCGGATATGGCGTCCCGACCACGACCGAGACCACGATCGAAGGCGTCTTCATCGCCGGCTACGCGATGCCGGGCGGCGACGGCGGCCTGATGCGGCGCCCAGACGGCGAGATGAACACGAATGGCCTCACCGCCATCACGCGCGGCGAGCTGAGCATGGGCGACAAGGCCACCGGCCGCACCGCGGACATCATCCGCTGGCGAGGGCTCGAATACACGGTCATCGCCAGCAACGACTATTCCAATTTCGGCGAGGGCTACTTCCTCGCCATCGCCGACCAGATCCCCTTCAACGCCTGAGGCCCCACGATGCCCAACACATCGGCATCGGGCGGATACCTGGCGCCCAGCAGCACCGCGCCGGCCGAGGACGAAGCCTTCGATCGCTTCTTCCAGGCGCTGGTGGTCGGCCTGACCGGGATCGCGCTCACTAACGTTCGCCCGCGATGGGCAGAGGTACCGCTCGCCATTCCCGAGCGTGGCATCAACTGGGCGGCCTTCGGGGTCGTCGGGATCGATGCGGACGAGTATCCGGTCGTGCTCCACAAGAGCGCGGGCGACGGCACTGACGAGATGCAGCGCCATGAGACCATCGAGCTGATGGTCAGCTTCTACGGCCCCAACTCGGCGCGGAGCGCGACGCTCTTCCGGGACGGCCTCTACATCCCGCAGAACCGCGAGGAACTGTGGAAGGCCCAAGTTGCCGTCGTCGATCTCGGCCGGCTCGTGAGCGTGCCGGACCTGATGAACAACACCTGGCGGCGGCGCATCGACGCGCCGCTTCGCCTGCGCCGCTGCATCACGCGCGTCTATCCCGTCCTCAATCTGCTGTCCGCCCAAGGCTCGGTCACCACCGACGCCGGCAAGACGCAGGCATTCACCGTCACGGAGAACTGAACCCATGGCCCAGGGCCTTGCCGTCTCGAATGTGGTCAACGTCACGGTTGCGATCTCGCCCGTGGCGGCCCCGACCCGCAACTTCGGCGCTGGACTGCTGATCGGCGCGACCGACGTCATCGATGTCGGCGAGCGCATCCGGCAGTATTCCAACCTTTCCGGCGTCGCGCAGGACTTCTCGACCACGGACCCCGAATACAAGGGCGCCGTGAAGCACTTCGCGCAGGTCCCTCAGCCGTCGATCCTCTATGTCGGCCGCTGGGCGAAGACGGCCACGGCAGCGACCCTGCGCGGCGGCGTGCTGACCACGGCCGAGCAGGCTCTGGCCAACTTCACCGCGGTCACCTCCGGCGCCTTCTACTTCGTGCTGGACGGCATCCCGCGCACCGTGTCGGGCCTGAACTTCTCGGCCCAGACCAACCTCAACGGCGTCGCGTCCGTCATCCAGACCGCGGTCGCCGCGCTGGTGGCTGGCTCCACCTGCGTCTGGGATGCCGACAACGGCCGGTTCGTGATCAAGTCGGGCACCACCGGCGCGACCTCGACGATCGGCTTCCTGTCCGATCCCACGGCGTTTGGCATCCTCGGCTTCGCGTCCCTGCCGGCCAACAACGACACCGTGACCATTCAGGGCACGGCGATCACCTTCAAGACCTCGGGCGCGACCGGCAACCAGATCAACATCGCGGGCAGTGGCGCGCTGATGGCGGCGGCCTTCGCCACCTTTGCCAACGCATCGGCTGACGCGAACCTGGCGCTGATGTCCTATCTGGCGGTCGGCACGAACGTCTACGTCATCGCCAAGGCGAGCGGCACGGGCGGCAATGCCTACACGCTGGCCAAGAGCGCCACCAACCCGACGATCTCGGGCGCGACGCTTGCGGGCGGCTCCGGCACCTCGATCGCCTCGCTGATCAAGGGCAAGTCGACCCAGGCCAGCCTCCCGGCCAACGGCATCGCGGCGGAGACGCTTTCCGCCGGGGTGAGCGCACTCATCGCAGCCTCCGGCGACTGGTATGCCGGCGTGCTGGTCGAGGAGGGCGTCGATAACTCGTCCATCATCGCGGCGGCCAATGTGATTCAGGCCCAGCAGAAGAAGCGCGTCTTCGGCGTGACCATCACCGACACCACGGCGATCGACCCGACCAGCACCACGGACCTCGGGTATCTGCTCGACGCCAACAACCTCGGCCGCACCTTCGCGCAGTATTCGCAGTACGAGCCGCAGGCGGCGGCCTCGTTCTTCGGCCGGGCCTCGACGGTCAACTTCAACGCCAGCCGCACCACGCTGACGATGAAGTTCAAGCAGGAGCCCGGCGTCCGCGCCGAGACCATCACCGAGACGCAGGCCGCCGCGCTCAAGGCCAAGAACGTCAACGTCTTCGTCAACTACGACAACGACACCGCCATCATTCAGGAAGGCGTGATGGCCGACGGGACGTTCTTCGACGAGCGCCACGGCCTCGACTGGCTCGAAAACGACATCCAGACCGCCGTCTACAATCTGCTCTACACCTCGCTGACCAAGATCCCGCAGACCGATGAGGGCACCCACCTCATCATCACGACGATCGAGGACCGGCTGGCGCAGGCGGTGGCGAACGGTCTCGTCGCGCCCGGCAAATGGAACGCCGGCGGCTTCGGCCAGCTCAAGCAGGGCGACTACCTCTCCAAGGGCTTCTACGTCTACGCCGCTCCGGTCGCGACGCAGAGCCAGGCGGACCGCGAGGCGCGCAAGAGCGTGCCGATCCAGGTCGCGGTCAAGCTCGCCGGCGCCGTCCACTCGGTGGACGTCCTGATCAACGTGAACCGCTGAGGGCTGACCGATGGCATCCTACGCATACAGCTTCCTCGACATCGTCGCGGCCATCAAAGGCCCCAACGGTTCGTTCTCCCTCGGCAACGGCGCGGGCGCCGCGGAAGAGGGCATCTCGATCGCTATGGTCGACGCCAAGAACACCATGGTTATCGGCGCGGACGGGCAGGGGATGCATTCCCTGCATGCCGGCAAGGGCGGCACGGTCACCGTGCGGCTCCTGAAGACCAGCCCGACCAACGCGCTGCTGCAGGACATGTATTTCGCCGACACCGCTTCCTCGGCGACGCATGGGCAGAACACGATCGTCATCCGCGACCCGTCGCGCGGCGATGTCGTCTCCTGCCGCGGCTGCGCGTTCCAGAAGTTCCCCGACATGACCTATGCCAAGGACGGCAACACGGTCGAGTGGATGTGGGACTGCGCTGAGGTCGACCAGATCCTCGGCACCGGCACGCCGGCGGTGGCGCTCTGATGCGCGAGCCGCATGAATTCTCCGTCGGCGGGCGCTGCTACCGCGCCGAGCCGATGGATGCGATCTCGCAGCAGCATCTCGCGCGCCGTGTCCAGCCGCTTCTCGTGGCCGCGCTGCCCGCGATCATGGCCGCGTTGCCCGGCGGCAAGATGGAGCCGGGCGCGCTGCTCAATCTCGACATGAAGGCGATCCTGCCGGCTGTCTCGTCGGCGGCCGACCTGCTTGCCGGCATGTCCGACGAGGCGTTCGACTATATCCAGTCCAAGTGCCTGTCCCGCGTACGGCGCGAGAAAGCCGGCGACACCGGCTGGGTCGCGATCTGGAACGCCCAGGCCGGGCGCATGCTCTTCGACGACATCGAGGGCCATGAGGTCCAGACGATCGTCATGACGGTGCTGGTGGCCGAACTCGGCCCTTTTTTTCGCGGGCTGGTCTCGAATTTCGCAGCAGCCAGCCCGGCGTGAGCTACGAGCCGGTCCGGCTCCTTGACGGCATGGACTTCGTGATGCGGCCGGTCCTCCGGGGTCTGTGCCGATACGAGAGCTTGAAAGACGGCACGCTCGACCTCTGCGACATCGCCGACCTCAACGACGCAATTTCGGCCATGGATGAGAACGCTCACCGCGCCAGCGAGGCGGCCCGGCTGGCGGCAAAGCGATAGGCTGACACCGTGGCAGAGACCATCAAGGACTTCCTCGTCGGGCTCGGATACCGGGTCGACGGCAACAGCGAGAGCAAGTTCCGCAACAGCGTCGAGAGCGCCACCAAGGGCGTGCTCGCCCTGGCGACGGCCGTGGCCGCGGCGTCGGCTGCTGTCACGGCTGCCGTCACCAAGATCGCGGCCGGCTTCGACGAGCTCTATTACGCCAGCCAGCGCACCAAGGCGTCAGCCGAGAACATCAAGGCGGTCGGGTTCGCGGTCTCGCAGCTCGGCGGCTCGTATCAGGGCGCAGTCGCCTCGATCGAGGCTTTCGCGCTGAAGATGCGCTCCAACCCCGGCTATGAGGGGATGGCCAAGAGCCTCGGCGTCGTGACGCGCGAGAACGGCAAGCTTCGCGACACGACCGTCCTGATGACGGACATCGCCAAGGCGCTCGCCCGCAAGCCGACCTATGTGGCGCTGCAGTACCTTGAAGC